TCTCCACTACCAGTCTCTGGTGTCATGGTTTCTTCACTCATTGTATTTCCTTAATGTTCCCTTTAGGCAAGGGTTGCCATTATAGAAAAGTCTATAATATCTTCCATGCTTTATCTTTTATCTCGCTATCTTTAGCGATGGATTCAAGATAAGCCATGAGTTCGTCTATCGTCTTAACTCTGACATATGCTTGTTCTCTGTCTTTAGCATCGTCTTCGTTAGAGTAGATAATTCTGTTTATTTGGTTTTCACGCAATTCTTGGATGACTTTGTTAAACTCGTCATCTTGAAGGATGTTGCGTATTGCTTCTTGTCTAGTCATTATGATGTTCCACTTGTGTTTGCAGATTGACCACTAGGTAGTCCAAAGTTTAAACCACCTAACAATCCTGTGTTGCCTAAGTATCTTCCTGCACCATAAGAAGTTCCAGATGTTGATGGAGCTAATAAACTTGAGCCAGTAGAATATAAACTTGATATTGCAGGGCTATATAAGTTAGCCATTGATGGATTGTATCCAATAGCACTTAAAGGTGCTTGTTGTGTAGCAAATTGTGTATACGGTTGTTTGTTAGCTAACCATTCTGCAATCATAGACCTTTCTGGCACTTTAACTTCTTCAGATGGTCCACCACCACCAGAACTAATTTTTTGCCATTGTCCATACCCATATATTGGACTATATGAAGGCTCAGGAGCATATATAGTTGGTTGGTAATACACTGGAGTATTGCCCATTCCTCCATAGTGAACAAATTGTGCCATTACTGCATACCTCTGTTAGCAATATTGTTAATCTTTTCTAACGCATCCATAATCATTTTAGTTTGGTCAGTTTTAGTTTTCTCACCTTTGTTTTCAGCATCTAAACGAATTTTCAACTCTTTTAATGCAAGGTCAACTGTTTGCTGCACTTCTTTTTGTTGTAACTCTAAGGCATCTTGTTGAGCTTCTAGTTGCATTTGCTCTCTATCTAGTTGTAGTTTAGCTGCATCTGTTTGTGCTTTTAATTGTGCTTTTTCACGCTCAACCTGTGCTAATACTTGTGCGGCTTGTGTATTAGGGTCTAATTTCTCTGGTTGTGGTTGTGATAGCTGTGCGTTCATCTCTGGTGTAATTTCATTCATAAACTCGGTAGAGTCTTTGAATCCAGCCATATGGATAAACTTGGCTAATGTATCTCTGTATTGTTTGATGTTAACAAGAGGATTAGATAAACCATACTGTTGTAGAATTTGTTCTTGTTTAGCCAAAATCATTTGCATGGTTGCTAATTGTTCTTGTCTTTGACCTGTGCCTAAACCTACATTGATATTAACATTGTAGTTAGTTTTCCATTCTCTTGGGTCAAAAGGAATAAACTCACCATTAATGCGAACTACACGAGCTTTATCTTGGTATTTACATAGGAGATGTAAGATGCCTCTAAATAGTGAGGTTACCCCTGTTTCAGCAAAGATACGAGCAATCAATTCTAATTTGCCTGTTGATGCAGATGACATCGCAGATACAGCCGTTGCTGTAACATTCTGTAATAAGTTAGGGTCTAAACCTTGTTGTGAATCAGATACGCCTGTTCGTTTAGCTTGTATACTATCCAAGTACTCTAACATTGGGAAAGACTGTCCAGCAGAAGATTGTACTGTCATAGGCACAATAGCGTTTGGATTCTTCATACGAATCACACCACCTGCTGTTGATGTTAGTAAGTCATCTAGATTAACTTGTCCTTCAACTGCACCAACTCTGTAGTTGTTAGTCAGATATAGGTTATCTAACATTTGTCTGACTACAGTAGACTTAATGAGCTGTAAGTCCATTGCTCTGTCAGCTAATGACTGACCGTAGAATTTGTGTGGAATAGGAATAGGGCAAATAGAATGAAATGGATTGTAGTCACATTCATGTTCTTCTAATATTTCATGACTTGCATAAACAACTCTTCTGTATTCAGCAATGCCGTCATCGTCTTCATCTACTTTTAAGTAACATTCAAACACTTCTACTAATTGCATAGATTCATCATCAGAATCCATATCGGTTGGTTGTTCACCACGAGTGTATCGTGCTATTCTTTCAGGACTAAACTCTAGTGCATCACCAGTCGCTAAAGACATTACTGTGTCTTCATCATAACCCATCGCAATCAATTCACTGCGAGTACACATTTTACGGTGAGCAGTAAATGGTGAGTCAGCAATCGTTCTTGCACGCTTACTAATTAAGAACTCTTCTGGTGGTACATTTTCTACAGTGACTTTACCGTTGTTGGTTGTTTTCTTGAGCTTAACATTATGTATAGAAATGGCTGGTGAGATTTCAACACCCATCATTTCATCAAACACTGCTTCTTGTATGACTGTAGATTCTTGTTCTGTGACTTCTACTTCTGGGTCTTGCATAATTACAGCAAGCTCGTCATCAGATAAGTTTACATAAGATTCTTTTTTTACATCAATTTTATCTTCCCAGTAACATTTAATTACGCCTACTTTTTGTAGAAGAGCATCTTTAAACCAGTTGTGCATCACAAGGAAACCATCGTTATCCTTATTAAACACCCAGTTTACATATTCTGTAGCTTGTTTAGCAAAGGGTTGGTCACCATCGTTCACTGGTTCAAATGAAACTACTTTGTCACCAGATGCAAATAAACGCATGAGCTGTGGCAATGCACCGTCCACGACTTCTGCTACTTCGCCTGTCACGATTTGAGATTTACCTTCTACCTCATTACCATACGGTTCACGCAGATAGTATTCGAGTGCCTGTTGTCTTTCATCCGTAGTTTCGGTTTCAAGATAACCTATGGCATCTTCAATCTCGTTTTCTAATATTGCTTTTAGTTTTTCGCTCATCTAAACAATCCATTTGTTATTGATTTGAATTGGTTTATGCCATGACTCCATAGGAGATTCATCTAAACCTACCGCTAAATATCTAAACGCATCAGAAGCATGAGATGACCAATCGTGTAATGGTCTGTCATGAAACACATTGCGTTTTTCATCAAACACTCGTCTGTAGTTACGAAGTGCGTCTAATCCTTGCTTTACTTTTTCTGGGTTAAACCAGCATCTAGGTAAGAGTCTTCTAGCTGCCTGTATGCCATCGTGTACATTTAATTTTGGTGCAATCGTTATTTGTAAACCAGCGTCTTCAAGCATTTCTTTTCTTGATTTCCCTGTGCCCAATTCTCTGACCGCCACATCGTGAGGAAGAATGTGTGTTGCATACATCCAATCGTTTTCTTGTAACCAACTAACATAATAATCAAGACCAACACCATGATTTTCCACATAGTCGACTAACCTCACTTCTTTGTTTACTAATTGTGCTACCCAGATAGCCGTAGAATCAGACATACCCAAGTCCCAGCCAGTGTATGTTCTAGCTAGTCCATCACGGTCTATATTGACTAATCTACCATTTTCTTCTAAATCATGTATCAGTTTAGAATAGTATGCACCTTCGACAGGAGCTTGGAAAGAACATTCAAATTCCTGCATATACTTATCTTCGCCCATTTCGTCATAGGCTGCTTTTAATTCTTCTTTAGGCAGTAGGTCTGTTTCTGATGCTTTAAACTCTAATAGAGACCAGCCATCGTTAGATTCGCCTCTATCTCGTAAGTCTTTAAAATGGTTTTGACCTTTTGGTGTACCCATAGCAATACAGTAACCTTGTCGGTCAGCTAGAGCTGGTCGGATAATTTCTGTAAATATAGATGGGTTTACATCACCTATCTCGTCAATAACACATCCATCAAGATAGATACCTCGAAGAGAGTCTGGGTTGTCAGCTCCATACAGAGATATACGCCTGCCCATAAAGTCCACTCGTAGTTCTGCAATGTTTGCCTTTCCACCAAGCGGTCTAGTGTACTCAAGGAGATAATCCCATGCTACCCTTTTCGCCTGATTGTATGTCGGTGCAATATATGCGTATCTAGGATTTTTATTTTCAGATTTTAACGCTGAATGTATCAGTTGGTTAATAGCACAAACAGTTTTACCCATCCTACGGTGAGCAACGACTACAGAGAATCGGTTGTTCTTCACCAGTTGGTGTATTTGTTTCTGCGGAGCACGAGGCTCGTATCCTGTTGTAATAGTATTATGCGACTCCATAAGGGTCATCGCTCCTTTAGTTTAAAACTCTTTAAATATACTAAATAGTAATCTTTTTTGTTCTGGTGATAGTTGTTCGTAACTAACACCGTATCCAGTATTGCCTGATTGATATGTAGCATCTACGCCTGTTGGTCTAAATGATTCTGTATAATATGGGCTGTTAAATCCTTGACCAGATAATCCAATATTAATATTTTTTTGTAAATCTAGTGGGATATTTGATGATATTCTTCCACCGTATGCTTGAAATGGGTCTTGGTCTAATGGAATATCATTATACTGCAATACTTCTTGAGGCTGGTTCATTTGATTAACCATATCTTTATATTGCATGGCTTGAGTATAGTTGCTATTCAATGAACCACCGACATCACCTTGAGGAGTTGCATAATAACCAGACACACCGACACCTGCATTATCTTCAGGTATTTGTTGTATCTGCATTAATATTTCTTCAAGAGTTGCCATTTTTTAATTGTTCCATTCTTTCTAGCCTAGCTTCTCTAGACATATATAACCATTGTGCTAAATCCTCATAGTCTCTACCACATGATATACAATGATTGTCTTTCATACGACATACCCCAGTACAAGGGCTGTCATCTAGCACTTCCATCTGCGTCTTGCTGCTTTACCTCTTTCACCTGTCCAGCTTTTACTTCTAGCACAGAAAGATTTTCTTCTTTTAGCTGCTGCTGAACCTTTTTTTACCTTACCTGTGACTGGTGCTTTTAAGTTACTACCAGTTTCTCTGTTGTATTTTGCACGACCTTTAGCTGTTAATCCTGCACCTTGTTTTACAGAGCGTTTTTCACCTCTGCCTACAGACAGGTTTACTTTTTTCTTTTTAACAGCCATTAGATATATTGTCCTTTTTGTATTCTTAATGGTCCAATGTTGATGAGAAAGTATTCAACAGGGTATGTCAGTCCGTCTGATTTAATTTCACCCTCATAGATTTCAAATCCAATGTTGAAACCCATATACCAATGCCATGACCAGTTACTAAACACAATCACCCACGCTTTTTAGAAGTTCTGCTAGACTTCTTTTTTGTTGTTTTGGCTGTTTTGGCTGCTTGTTTAAAGGCTTTTGCCGTTGGTGCTCCTTTTGCTCCAACTTTTCGCATTTTTTCTCCGCTTCCTGCTGCGATTCTTTTTCGTTTTGCATGGATGTTTGCATAGAGCCCTCTTTTAGCCATATTAGTAACCTAATTCTCTTAATCTATTGATAGCATTAATACGCATTTCTCGTGGTGCTGACATATCATATGCTGTATTCATTAACATTTGTGCTTCGTCTGCAAGAAGACCACCGCCTACAGCTAATGGTGCTTGACCGTCTGCATAGTTAGGCATACCTTCTGCGGCTGGTAGAGATAAAGATGGGCTTGCACCCATAGCTTGTTCTGGATTTGCCATAGCTTGTGCTAATCTTTGTGCTTCTATATTAGATACTTGCCCTACAGCTTCAGATGGGTTGACTGGCTGCATAGCTTGCATTATTCTTCTATACTGCTCATCAGGAGATAATTCCATGCCAAACATTTTGCTTTGAGCTATTTGCCCTGCCATTTCCATTCTTTGCAATTCTGCTGGTGAAATTTGTCTAGCTTGTCCAATAGAATTTGGGGACATTTTAATCATCTTAATAATATCTTGTATATTCATTGCCATAATTATTTCTTCTTCATTGGTTTTTTATTAGTCATCTTTTTACCAGACTTTTTAGCTGCTTTTTTAGCTGCTGCCATGCCTGCTTTTGTATAGCTATAATGTTTACCACCTACTTTTGGCATAATTTACTCCTAGTATAAAATTTATAGTACCCTAGTTTTACTCTGCTGTTGTAAAAACAGTCTGTAAAAAAAGGGGGTGGGGTTACCTAATCATCTATATGGTTAAATTTATTTAATCATCTATTCCTGTAACAACTTTTACAGTCACTGGTTCGCCATCTGGGTCACCTGCGTGTTCGTGTTTCTGTGTTTCTTTCCACTGTGCACGAGATTTAAGCCAGAATATCATAGATGAAGTATCACCATTTTTAGCTTTTTCAAACAATGTTCCAGCAACAATGGCGTTGGCTTCAATACGACCTAGTTTGAGTTCTTTTTTATAATGTTTGACGAGGGTGTCATCGGAGATTGACAACACTTCTGCAATATCTTCGTACCTAGTTCCTACTCTACTTAATTCATAGACTTGTTTTCGGGTATCGTCATTTGGAAGGTGTGGCGGTCTACCTCTTTTTTTAGGGCTTGACTCCTCCATTTTACCATTAATGTCAATATGTTTATTATCACTCATAAAAAACCTTTTGTCAATTTTATTTTACTTATTATATTAGTTAGTTTGATTAATTATTTAAATCAATAATACCTTGTCAATTTAGATTGATACTGTTATCATTCACTCATAATAATTATAAGAGTAATTCTCAAAAATCATTCGCACGCTATGACTATGCAAGAGCATATGAGCCGTAAAGCGTTACACCAAGCGATTCATTCATTTAATCTTTATAAGGAATACTATTATGTCTATGACTATGAAAAAGTTTGAATTAATTAATAACACTGTTGATAATTTATTGCATTTATTAATTCATAATAACTCAAAATACTTTGATGACTTTAATATTGATAGTGATGATTTTTTCATTGAGTTTGATGAAACTATCATTTTTGATATTAGAGAGCTTGTATTCAACAAATTAAAGCGTGTTGATGAAACTACATCAATCTATTCTATTATTGATAATACGCTTGATTATCTACTTGAGAGCGATAAAGCACAATTTATAAAACATTTACAGTTTAGGGTTAAAAAACTGTATAAGTTTACAGAGAGTGATTCTACACCTCTGTATTCATATCAATATTAATTAATCACTTATAAAACCGAATAATTCAGGGGCTTTTTATTAAGCCCTTGTTTTTATTCATTCTTTTTAAATCTATTAAATAGGAATTTACAAA